TGTTTGGAACGATATTGCCCTGCGCTCCAGGGACAAACAGCTCAGGACCACGCTCGCCAACGATGTAAGGTCGTCCCGCTCCAACACCCCCACCGTTAGCTCGGAACTTAGGTACAGCCGCATCAGGGATCCTGTAGCCGCCAGGACCAGCGGTTGATGTGACGTTAAACAGCGAAGGCGCTATAGATCCGAGAAGGCTTCCAATAAGCCCTTGCCCTTGAGACAAGTTGCCCTGAGCGTTTCCATAAAACGCCATGTTTGCGGCAATGTTTAGAAGCTGATCGGACAAACGATTCAGCATATTTGCCAAAGCGTCAGCAAGCGTGCGCGTCTCGTCTGTTGCAGCCTTAATGCCATCAACAAAACCGTCCCTAATAGTGTCAGAAAGTCCCTTGGCTAGCTGCTGAGCCTTCTTAAGCTCTTCCTGCTGTGCTTTAAGTATCTCTTCTCTGAGCTTCTTTTGTTGTCGAAGAAGCTCCATCGCTTCTCTTCCTCTTTCTTCTATTTTCTGAGCCTCAATATCTTCTAAACGTGCTTGCTGCACTCTGCCCGCTAGCTCTTCCAGCTGCGTTCGCTTTGTCTCGTCTTTGACTTTTGCAATTCGCTCCAGGGTTATCAGATGGTCTGCGTTGACTATTGCGGTCTTGCGAGCGAATGGCTCAATTTCCTCATAACGAGCCAGCTGCCTCTTAAGGCTGCGCTCAATACTTTCACCAGTTTCAGCCTGAGTCACGCGTAATGGTTTTGTGGGCTTGGCACGCATTCTTTCCAACGCTTCCATCAACGGAGAAATTCCTGCAAAAATTCCTGCTTGTCCAATCGCTTCAGGAGCAGCAGGCACAAGCGTTGTTTCTGCCTTAAAGCCAGTTCGAGCCTGCCTTCTTCTTTGGAACTCAGAAGTAACTACTTGCTTGCCTGCTTTTCTGTTTAAAGCATCAGTCAACGCAATCTGCCGATCCAATGCAGATGCAGTCGCAAGTTCAGTGCGAAGCCTGTCAACTTCCTGAACGCTAAGACGTTTCAAAGACTGTTCAAGCGCAGTGGCGAACGTTGCTTCATCTTTGATTCCAGCAAAAGCTTGAAATAAAGCTTTGTCTTGGCCAAAAATCTTTCCGGCTTGACCAGTCAGCTCGGGACTACCTAAAAACGCAAAAGCCTGAGCAACTTCTAGAGCTTCCTCTTTGGTTACACCTAAAGACTTAGCCAGCTGATCAATATCTTCGCGGAACAGCTTGGCACCATTTCCTGTATTGCTAAAAGACCTGTTGACCTCTTCAAGCGAATCCTGGAACTCTTTGTTTTTTTCAATCGCCGTGCCAAGCGCTGTGCCGATAATTGACAATGCAAATCCAAATCCGCCGCCTATCGCTCCACCAGCAACACCGCCTAATGCACCGCCAACAGCTGATGCGCCACCTTGCCCAAACAGCAACGGAAAACCTCCACCAATCAGACCGCTGCTAAGCGCTCCACCAATCCTTTGATTACGTTGTTGGCGGCGCCTCATCTGGTCCTCACGGGAGGAAGCTATAAGCTTGTTTGCATCTCCCAAAAGTCTGTTGAAGTCCTTTTGAGCATCAACCTTTTCTTGAATTGCACGCGCTTCTGCTTTTTGCTCACCTACGTTTTGAGCAATAGCTCGGCCAGACTGAAGAGCAAGGTTCTTAAAAGCTTTTTCTCTTTCAAGATTTTGAGCACGGTTTTTTGCAATACGATCAAAAATTTCTGCACGACGTTGCAGCTTTTGTAAATCCTGCTGAGGGCCAATGCCCATCGAAACGCCTGCAGCAACGTTGGGGAACGGATTGTATTGAGTTAGCCCTCGCTGCCTTTGAGCTGCAATCCTGTCTTCTTCTTTCCTCTGTAAAGCTATTAAACGAGCTTCTCTTGCAAGCTCCGCTGTCCGAGCAGCCCTCTCTTTTTTTATTGCTTTTTCTATACGAAGTTGCTCTTTTGCAAGCCTGACTTCTTCTTTTCTTTTTGTAACTGCAGCCGAAACATCTCGCTCCAAAGGAGCCATAAGATCTTTTGCTGCCTGTTTTACCTGATTTAACTCTCGCTGCAGCGTTTTTAGCTTTTGCTGGCCCTTAACAGCAACCTCAATGTCTACGTTGTAGTTGGCCACAAGCGCTAACGCAGACAGTCCTTACCGCAGTTTAACGCCTAGCCATAGCTCGCGCTCCTTTACCCATTTGCACCTGATCAGTAGCCTTCTCCCGCTCCTCAGCTTGCAATTCAAAGAATGCAGCCCAACCGACTAGCTCTTCATGTGTAAGCGATTGCGAAAGCTGAGCCACTGTTGTGCCCAGCTCTTTCGCAAGAAAATAAATGAAGTACCAGTCCTTATGAGCTTTTGAGATCTGCTTTCGCTTCCTCCACCCTGCTTTCCGCTCCAGAAGACAGCATGGCCAGCTGAATCTCCTGCAACACTGTTGCGTCTACCGCGTTTTTAAGCTGAGCTTTTTCGCCGTCCTGAAATAAGCGCTTGCCATCAGCATCAAGCGCTTTTTCGATCATCATGCCCAACGCAAAGTCGTTGGCGTCGTCTGTGCCGGTTTTTTTCTGGATCGACTCGCGCTCCGCAATCGTCAACGGATGCCAGAAAATCTCCAATACCACCTCGTCGCCAGACTTGACCTCGTGCTTGTAAAGCTGGCTAACGCCAAACTTATTCCGAAGCAGCTCGGTAGCTCGCATAAAATACTAGCGTTTGCGTCATCATACTAGACAACCGCCGTAAATTGACATCCAATTATTCCAATAAAGTGAGAACGCTCGTCGATCTCAAGAGGAGTCGGGCCACTGATGTTCATAACGCGAGGGGCAACATTGAAGCTATCGGTATAGCCAGAAGCATTGACTGAAGTTAAACCGTCAATAACCGATTCGCTAATTGCTGAAAGCACCGACGTTCCAGCAGACTTAGGCACGTAGACATTGCAGACGATCGTGCCGCTGTAGTAATCGGTCGAAGCACCCTGACGCTGCAACGTTGACTGTGAAAAATCAATCGACATCAAAACGTACTTTTTGGTCTTGCCTGGCGCGGTAAACCGTACATTGTCGTAAACCATTTCCACTGTTGCGTCTGCAGCGGCTACCGCATCCGTAACAGCTTTTTCAAACGCAGCTCGGGTGTTTACAAGAGTCATGATCAAAGAATGCGTTCGTAACCAGTTGCGCGACGACCAGCCTTGTCATCAAACGGCTGCACACCAACAGCAACTCCAGCCAGACGAGGTTTCTCTTGAAAAGCAGCATCAATACGCTCTTTAAAGCTCAAAACGAATCGAAGAGTCTTGCCTGGATCGCTTAAATACTTGCTATCACCCAACGCCCAATTACGGTAGTCAGTCGTATTGCCGATAAACACCTTAGGATCACTGCCCTTCAGCATTTTAAAATTGTAATCTTTAGTGCTGTAACGCGGCTGAATAACACCAGGCTTTTCTCCACGTGATTTATGCACCGACCGCCAAGGCTCTTGATTTCTGCGACGTTCATTGCTTGGTATCGCTTTATTTGAAGAATCTTTTTGAATCTGCCTTGTATCAGCCTTCCAGCTGGACGCAAACAAACCCGTGTAAACAGGGCTGTTTTCCCTAGTAGCTAAAGCGTCAACAGCTCCTTTAATCAGATTATTGAAGGCTCGATCAAAGTAAGCCTCGTAGTCGGTCTCAAAATCAGACAGGTCTCTTCCTTTAGCCATCAGAACCTCACCTCCACGATAAACAGGTACTCCTGATCGCCCTTATAGGTCTTTATGTCAACAATCTGAGCAACACGATTGGAACCCGCATACTTCAATGCAATCGTGTCCTCAAACGTTGGCTGGTTGTCTCCGATCAAATCAGGAGTGATATAGAGCTTTGCTTCACGCTCTTCGCGGCCTTCTTCCTCCTGAGAACGCACAAACTCAACTGGAACGTCAAACGAATAAGCCGTGTCCGTCGTCGTCAACGCTCCAGTGCTGGTGTTATACGTCGGAGATGCCTTGCGGGTGTACGTGATCGTGTGATCAAACGACTTACCTAGATCGGCAACAACCGACTTAGCAACGCTCTTGAACAAACTGTCGAGTGCGCCTGCCATCTCAACCCCTCACAACGCGGATAGAATACGAGCCACTGCCGCCCAGGCAATAAGCGCCGAGATAAGACTGAAGCCAAGGATAAACGTCGAATACGTTATTAACAGTTCCAACAGCCTGGCTAGAAGTGTTGTACTTGACTTCCATCTCCCCGAGCTTGACGGATTCGTAAAGCCCCGTATCGCCGGTAGTCCCTGTAATCGAGTCCGTGTCATTAGCCAGTGCGTTGGCTAACTCATAAGTAGCGTATTTGATGTCGTTTGGAATCGCAGAGCAAGTAAGCTCAACACGATCCACGTGATAATTGTTGCGAGGCCAGCTTAAAGCTTGGCTTTCATCGCAACGATCACCGTAAAAGTTCAACGTGTCGATCCAGCGCGTTGCAGAGATCAGCGCTCGATTTTTTGCGTCATCCGTCTTGTCGTCCCAGTTCGTACTGCTTGGGACGGTTTCAAAATATGCGTCGGCTTCGGCCAACGTCACGTAGCTGTTGGCTGTCGCACTCTTCAGTGTGGCGTTGATCGTGGCAGCCATAGCGCAAAAAGAAGGTGGC